GGCCGTCGGCCGGCTTGCTCGAGTTGCGGCCCGGCTCGGCTTGTGGGCCGCGCTGGCTGCCGAGCCCGCACCGACGCAAGCCGACAGCCGGCAGCTCGTCCACGCGCCGGCGGTCGATGCCGATGGGCATCGTGTCGTCGATCACGGGGAGGGCTGGTGATGCTGGTTTTCGTTTTCGTTGTGGTGGCATCGGTTCTGCTCGGCATTTGGTTTGCGGACAAAGACGACATGGGGCCGCGATGAACGCACTCGCTGGAATCCTGATGCTGGCACTTCTCCCGATGCAGAATCGGGAATTGCCGCTCAGGCCCGGCGATGTGGTCACAGTTCACGTTCCGCACCGAGGCACGACGGACTTCGTGGTCCGCGACATGGGCTGGGGATGGATGCTTGAAAGCCGCGACGGGTGGGTTTGGAACATGAACGCCCTCGGGCGACATCGCTGGAAGAAAGCCAAATGAAGCCCATCGACAGCCGCTGGAAGATCGCCGCCGGAATCGTCGTCCTGCTGTGGGTCGCGAGGCCCGTTCCGGGAATCATCGCCTACCGGCTTGACTCTCAAGAGTGGATGCTCTGGTGGATGAAGATCATCGCGCCGACACTCGCCGGCGGCGGGCTAACGATGACATCCCCGCTGTGGTGGATGTTCCTCGAGGTGCCGATCGGCTGCATGGTTGGTGCAGGCATGATCGTCGACGGACTCAAGGGAAAAACGAAGTGACCCTCTACCGCTCCCTCCTCGCCCTGCTCGCCAGCCTCTCCGCCGACCCAGCGGAGATCGACCGCGAGCCGCCACGCGCCGCTGCGGCCGTCGCCGCGGCTTACGCATCGCTTGCCCCGGAGGTGGCACCGACGCCGCCACCGGCACCGTCCCCGGGGAAGTGTGCGTGCGGTGGGAAGTGCCAGGGCGGCATCTATCGACCGGACGGCCGCATCGAAATGCGATGCGAGTCGGGATGCCCATGTGGCTGTCGCAAAAGCGCCGGCCCCGTTCGCTGAGAGGTAACGCCCGCGGGCTGCCTTCGCGCGGGGCCGGCGTCTTGCGCTTCGATAGCACCACTCAATTCACAGGGCTCGGCGGCCATTCGTAGTGTCGAGGCGTGCAGTCATCGCACGTCCACCGAAACACGAGGTATCACATGTCCGCCCGCCGCCAGCTTCTTCAGGACGAGGCCGCGAAGATCTCGACGGAGATCGAGAGCCTCCGCGCTCTTTCCCCCGACACCGCCGAAGAGTGCGCGACGGTCGAGCAGCGCCTCGCCGATCTCGCCAGCCGCGCCGACGAGATCGCCCCGAAGCTCGCCGCCGAGAACGCCCTCGACGCCAAGCTCCTCGCCCTCCGCCAGGGCATCACCAGCACCTCGGAGAACCGGGCCGCGGTCAAGGACAACGAGCACGAGGACCGCGGCACGCCGGCTCTCGGCGGCACCCGCGGCTTCCGTTCGGCCAAGGTGGCCGCCGATGTCGGCGAGTTCCTCCAGCGACTCGCCGCCGGCGAGAAGCGGGCGATGGGCGAAACGACCGCCGGGTACGGCGACTCCTACGTCGTCACCGAGCTGTTCAACGCTGTGGTCAACCGGCTCCAGTACCAGTCGGTCGCGCTGCAACTCGCCTCGCTGTTCCGGCCCGCCGGGCAGTCGATCAACCTGCCGAAGAGCGGTGAGTTCACGGTGAACTATGCCGCCGAGCATGCGGCGTTCACCGATCAGGACATCTCGACCAGCGGCCCGACGCTGACCCTCTACGAGGCCGGCGGCTCGGTCGCGGTGTCGAACGCCCTCCTGAACGACTCGCCGATCGACGTGGCCGGGCTGATCGTCGACCGCGTCAGCTACGCCTTCGCCGTCTGGTACGACACCAAGTGGCTCGCCGGCAACGCATCCGCTCCGACGATCGCCGGCCTGCCGGCTGCCGTCGCGGCGATCGGTGGCAACCCCAACACGGTCACCGTGGCTCTCGCTGCCTCGACCAGCAACGCCAACCTCGCCGACGTGGTCGGCAAGGTGGACGAAACGGTCATGGGGACCGGGGCGTGGGTCGCCAGCAAGGCCGGGTACGTCGACCTGATGAAGCTGTGGTCGGCGCAGCAGACGACCATGACGGTCGGCGGCGGGCGCGTCGTGCCGACGGTCTACGGTGCCCCGGTGTTCCTCGCCAAGGGCATGCCCGCCACCACGCTCGCCCTCTACGGCGACTTCTCCAAGTCGACCGCGGTCGGGCTGGCTGCCGAGGGAATCCGGTTCGACGTGGCACGCGAGCTCCTCGTCCGCAACCGGCAGACGCTGTTCGTCGCCTCGAGCAGGCTGGGTGTCCTGAACCACGGCCCCGAGTTCGTCGGCCGTCTCGCCAAGGCCACGAGCTGATCTCCTCCTCCCCGATGTGAGGCCGGCGGGTGGCGCTCCACAGCCACCCGCCGGCCGCCCTCTTTCTCTCCCGCGAGGATCACGCCATGCGGTTCCCCCGCCCCCGGTCGGTCGTGGTGGTCACGCCGCCGGTGGTCGAGCCGGTGCCGCTCGATCTCGCAAAGTCGCAGTGCGGCCTCGTCCCCGAACAGCAGGACGACGACGAGATCCTGCTGACGCTCATCGCCACGGCTCGGCGGCTCTGTGAACGCCGGCTCGGAGTCGCACTCGTTGCCACGCAGTACCGGGCCAAGTGGGGATTCAACGCCAACGCGATGGGAGCGTTTGCCGACGAGTCGACCGCCTGGCCGAACGGCGTCGAGCTGCCGAATCCGCCGCTGCTCATCAGCGGCTCCTACCCGATCTCGCTGACGGTCGACGGCACGGCGATGGACGCCGGATCGTACGCCATCGATGCCGACTGCCGGCCGGCTCTGATCCGATTCAACCTTCAGCCCGGCCTCGGTTGGGCCGGCGGCGAGCTGACGGCAACCTACTGGGCCGGGGTCGCGCCGGGGCAGCAGATCGCCCCGCAGATCCGCTCGGCGATGCTCCTGATCGTCAGGCACCTCTACGACAACCGCTCCGCGGTGCCGACCGACGTGTCGGCGATCGTCCTGCCGATGGCCGTGGAAACGCTCCTGGCGAGCGAGTCGATCGACGGGAGGTTCTGATGGCCACGGTCAACTACCGCGAGTCGGGCGTCATCGAGTACCCGGCTGAGAGCCGGAACGCCCTCGGCGAGACCATCCAGACGTGGACGACGTTCGCCCGGGTGCGGGCTTCCGTCGTCGAGTCGTCCTACTCCGAACAGCAGCGCCGGCAGCAGGTGGGCGGAACGATCTCTCACACGGTGATGCTCCGCTACGTCGCCGGCGTCACCGGGAAGATGCGGTTCCGGTGGACGAGCCGCGGCGGCAGGCTCCTCTACATCGCCTCCGTGGTCGAGCGGGGCTTCCGCGACGAGCTCGAGCTCGGCTGCGAGGAGCAGGCCACATGAGCGAGATCCAAACCGACGCACTTCTTTGGGCCAACTGGGATCAGGTCTCCGGCGAGATCGGGGCACTGATGCAGCGGTACAAGCTGCTTCCGCGGCACATCGCAAAGAAGCACCTCGGCAAGGCGATGCGGGACGCTCTCCGCCCTGGGGTCTCGGCGCTCCGGAAGGCCACGCCGGTCGGCATGGTGATGAAGGCCAACAAGAAAGGCGTCGTCAAGTTGCGCCGCAATGGTGCTCTCCGGCGTGCCGCGACGGCGAAGTCGCGCTACATCGGCAACAACCGAGACGGAATCGCCGTCGGCACCCTTGGTTACAAGTACGGGGACGAGTCGAGGAAGGCGATCTGGATCGAGGAGGGCACGAAGCGGATGGCGAAGCGGCCGATCGTCCAGGCCGTCATGCGTAGCTTCAAGCCGCAGGCAGCCGCGAACCTCATGAAGACGATGGCCGTGCAGCTCGAGAAGGCCGCCACCGAGCTGAACAGCGGCAAGGCCGTCGGCTCGGACTACCGCCGCAAGCGGTGATTTCACAGGCAGCCGCCCAGTCCCGCAGAACGGAAGCATCCCCGGAGGCTCCCATGACGCTCGTGATTTTCACCAAGCCCCACGGCCCGTACCGGCCCGGCGACTCGATCTTCGCCGATGCCGACACGCTCGCCGAGCTGCGGAAGGCCGGCGTTATCGAGGCCGATGAGCCGCCCGCGAAGGCCGGTGGCAAGTGAGCAGCCCCGAGGCGTGGCTGAAGGCGACGATCGAGACGGCCGGATCCTGCACGGCCTGGCCGCTGGTGCCGGCTGAAGGCACAGCGCCGCCGTTCGTGGTCTACGCCCGCGATTCCACCGACAGGCCGATTCAGACGAACGGTCTGACGGGATTCTGTGATGGCGAGTTCACGGTCGACGTGTACGCCGACGGCTACACGCTCGTCAGGGCGGCGGCCGACGCGATCAGCGCGGCTCTCCACAATTTCACAGGGTCGGGGTCGGGTGCGACTATCGACCATGTGTACGTCACCGACGAGAAGGACGGCACGCCCGTTTTCCTCGAGGGGCGTGACGTTCCGACGTTCGTGGTCGAGATGAATATCTCCATTCGTTGGCAGGAGTAACCCATGCCCGCAGTTCCGGCGACTATCGACACGATGCAGGGGCTGGTCTTCAGCTTCAACGCCATCGAGTTCCGGGCGAAGAGCATCAAGGTGAAGAGGGCAGTCGACACCGAAGACGTGTCGGATTGCACGCTCGCCGCCAACGCGACCCGGAAGAAGCAGATCAAGCCGCTCAAGCCCGGCGCGACGATCTCGCTGGAGTATTTCGGCAAGAATCCGCCCGCCCAGGACGCCGCGTACGCCCTCGCCTGCACGGGGCTCGGGCTCACCAGCGTCAACGCGATCTGCGTTGACTTTGAAGAGGGCGGGGCCGCGGGCGAGTTCGTCATGGGATCCGCCACGTTCGAGGTCACCGGCTGAGAGGTGACCGATGCCGGGCTCCCCGATCCCTGACGCTCAGGGGCTCACGGCATCCTTTGCCGGCGTGTCCCTCGGGCCGGTGACTGGATTCGATACGGAGCATTCGGCATCGACTCCGTACGAGTTCACGCCCGCCGGGGCCACGGTCGTCGGCTCCGGGCTCGACTCTCGCGTCGTCCGCCAACTCAACTGGGCGGCTGTCGAGAACGGCACCGTGTCATTCCGGGCATGGGGAAATCCGATCTTCGTGGCGTCGGATATGGGACTCCGCGGGACGCTCGCCTTTTCTGTCGGCGGCGTCTCCGTCTCTCGCACTGCTGCCATCACGCGGTCACAGCGGGCCGGTGAGAGCGGCGGCAACATCCAGTCAGCGTATTCGTTCGTGTTCACCGGGGAGGACTGATGGCACTCACGACGGTCGATTCGATTCTCTCGCTGGCCACCCGCAGGCCGCCGCAGAAGCTCCACATCAAGTCGCTCGGGCAGGATGTCTACATCCTCGACCCGACCGCCGACACCCGCGACGAGCTCGATCTGTGGATCGAGAAGGCCAAGGGCAATCACGTCGGCATGCGAGGCGTGATCGCCGCCCTGCTGCTGTGCGATGCCGACGGCGAGCGGCTGTTCACGATCGACGACGCTCCCCGGCTCGGGCAGATGCCGCCGGCCGTCATTCAGCCGATCTTCGACATCGGCACGAAGGCCCTGGCGGTAAGCGACCGGGAGCAAAAGGAACTCGAGGGAAACTCCGACGCCAGCCGTTGAGGCTCTTCCTCTACAGGCTGGCGGCCTTGCATGGCGTGCTGGACGTTGACGCCCTCGCCGCGGCGATCCCGCTGCGAGTGCTGAAGGGCTGGATGGCGTTCTGGTCGGTCGAGCCGTTCGGTGACGACTGGGCGAGGACCGGCAAGCTGGCCGCGGTGATGGCGAAGGCTTCCGGGGCTGAGATCGACACGGAGTTTGAGGCGAAGTTCCTCCCGTCGTGGCGCTCCCCGGAGCAGACGGAGGCCGAGATGATCGCAGAGCTGAAGAAGATCCCAGGCTTCGCCGAGCAACTGGAACAGAAGGGCTACTGATGGCCGCAACGATCGGAAAGGTCGCCGCAGTATTCACGGCATCGACGGGCGGGCTGACGGCCGGCATGCGTCAGGCCGGCTCGTCGATGAAGAGCCTGTCGGCCGACGTTGCCGGGCTCCGCTCGAGCATGCGAACGCTGACGGCGGTGGCCGGGGCGCAACTGTTCACGCAGGTGGCCGGCGCTGCCATGTCGGCGGGGCGATCGCTGCTGTCGATGGGGCAGGCTGCCGCGGAGACGATCGACAGCACGAGCAAGCTGTCGGCACGGCTCGGCATGACGTACGGCGAGCTCGCCGGCTTGGCGTACGCCGGCTCCCTGGCTGACGTGTCGATGGAGTCGATTGGAAAAGCCGCGACCAAGGCCGACGTGGCGTTCGTGCGTGCATCCCAGGGCTCTGCCACGGCCCGTGCAGCCTTCGACGCCATCGGCATCTCCGTCGACCAGCTTCAGGGCAAGAGCCCGGCAGAGCGATTCCAAGCGATCTCCGACGCCATCGGCGGGATGCCCAACGAAGCAGAGCGGGCAGCGGCTGCCGTCCGGATCTTCGGCAAGGCCGGGGCCGATCTCATGCCGCTGTTCGCCGGCGGGGCCGGGGCTGTCGGCGAGGCGACCGCCGAGGCGCAAGCCTTCGGGCTGGCCCTCACCAACGCCCAGGGCCAGGACGTGGAAGGCATGAACGACGCCTTTACCCGGGCCGCCGCTGCCATCCAGGGCATCACCACGCAGGTCACGGCGTACCTTGCCCCGTCGATCCAAGGCGTGGCCGACACGTTCACGCAGCTCGTCGGCGATGCCGGCGGCGCGACGATCGGCCAGCGGATCGGAGACGGCATCCTTGAGGGGGCCGGCTTCCTCGCCAGCGTCGGCGATTACATCATCGCCAACTTCGGCAGCGTGTTCACGTACCTCTCCGGGGTCGGTGAGCAGTGGGGCAGCGTCTTCGACGCCGGATCCGCCATCGCGTCGGCGCTCTCGATCGCCGGCAACGGTGTCGAGCTGGCCCTCCGCGGCGTGGTCTACCTGTTCTCCGGGCTGGTGGAGCAGGCCATTGCGGTCGTCTCGATGATCCCCGGCGTCGGCGGAGCCCTGAAGGGAATCGCCGAACAGGTCAAAGCGTTCAACGACGAGCTCCAGGCCGGCGGCGAGCGGAACGTGGCTGCCATTCAGGCCGGCGTGGCCAATCTCATGGAACCTGCCGGCGAGAAGACCGGGCAGGCGATCGCCGGGCCGCTCACGAAGGCGTTTGAGGAACTGCGGACGAAGGCCCGCGAGTCGGCGGCGACGATGGATGTGGCGCAGAAGCAGACCATCACCGGCACCGGCGGCATCGCCGGCTCCGTCCAGGCCGGCGGGCAGGCGGGGGGGGCGCTGACGGCCGTGGATTCGCGGTCGAAGGAGGGGATCGCAGAGATGTTCAGGTTGATGCGAGGCGACGGCGAGGACATCCAGCAGCAGCAGCTCGCCGCCCAGGAACGGATGGCCGACGGCATCGAAGAGATGGCAGCCAACGAGATGGAAGTCCTGAGCATGGGGTACTGACATGGCAATCGTGACCGCCGTCCGCCGCCCGCAGAAGCGAAGCGCCTCCGGGGCCGTGGGGGAATCGAACAAGTTCGTCGAGGTGTGGGATGTCCGCACCGACTCGCTGACGGAGTCGCTGGTGTCGATCGTCACGGCCCCCGGCATCGGCTACGGCACCGCTCATCCCGACATGGCCGATCACAAGGCGATGGAGTGGGATCTTTCGGCCGCCGACGATACGGGGCTCTGGTGGACGGTCTCGATCCGCTACTTCGTGCCGCCCCCCGGCAAGACCATCGAATCAGGGACGGGGCTCCCCGGCCCGGCGTGGTCGGCCCTCGGCAGCACCAACAGCGTCCCGGCCTACAGGGACAAGGACGGCGTGATAATGGCCAACTCGGCCGGCGATCCGCTCGAGGGGCAGGAAGCAGAGGGCCAGGAGTTCGGCTGGTCGCTGGTGAAGTGCTACGCGCTCAGCGCATCACCTGCGTGGGATGTCGTGGTGCGGAGCGTGGCCAACAAGGTCAACTCCGACACGTGGTCCGGAGAGACCGCCAGGAAGTGGAAGTGCAGCTTCAAGGGGGCACAGAAGAAGACGGTCGTGACCCAGACCGGATCGTCTCAGTCGGCCGTTCAATACTGGGAAGTCGCCTTTGAGTTCCGCTTTAAGGAAGAGACCTGGGATCTGGCCCCGTGGGATATCGGCTTTAACCAGCGGGCCGACTCGTCTGGCACGCCGAGCCCGAGCGGAACCAACCGCGTGACGATCCTTGGGAAGGACGCCCGCCCGGTGAAGCAGCCGGTCGCGCTCTCGAGCGGTGTAGCCACAGCCCCCGGAACGGCTCCCGCCGCGCTCAACTTCCGGTTCTACAAAGAGACGGCGTTCACGAGCGTGTTCGGGGTGCCGTCATGAAGGCCGGCGGATCGAAGGGAACCGCGTTCGATCCCGAGACAGCCCGGCGGGTGTTGCGGGCCACTCGTGCAATCGAGGGCGGGAGCCCGCCGATCGCCGGGGCGAGAGTCACCAGCGCCGGCGACGATGCCGACGCCGTCCTCTGCAAGACAACGTCGGCATGGGCGAAGGGCACATCAGCCACGCTCCAGATCTGGGCCGGCGCGCCGGGGAGCGAGACGAATACCGGCGTGACGCTCACGGCCTTCAACCGCTACGCCGCGATCGCCACCGGGAAGTTCTGTACGGTGATGCTGCACCGGCACGGGTTTTACTACGTCGTCGCCGCGGAGTGCTCGTGATGCTTGCCGAGATCCTCGCCAATCCAGTCGCGTGGCCGCTGTGGGCGGTGTTTGTGTTCGCGGCCACGATGTACCCGCTTGGGTTCATGCTGCCGGGGTGCGTGTGTTGCGGGGCGGGTAACTGCACGCAGTGCGGTGTTCTGGAGAGCCCGTACCAGTCGAATCAGCCGGCCTATGGCCGGATGTGCTGCACTGGATCAATAGCTTCAACGGTCACTCTAAGAGTGACGAGCGTGGGGCCGCCGCCACCAGTTGTCGTATTCAGGGGAACGGGAGCTTCGTACAGCCGCGTCAGCGCAACTTTCAATTGCTCTGCTATGGATGGCGATTACGTTTTGCCATTGGTTCGCAGCGTGTTTGCCAACCAAGGATTTTGCGAATGGAGCGTGGACACATACCCGACGTGCGCAACTCAACTACGGGCGACGTTGATTCCTCTCTCCTATGATCCGACCCTTGGGACGGCCGTGGCTTTCCCCTCGTGGTTCCTTTCGCTCGAAAGGTTTGAGCGAACCATTCCTGGTTCGTTCCGATTCCAGACCTGCTCGGGACACCCTGGAATCGAATCTTGCAACACCGGAACCACGTTAACCGCTCAGAACTGGCTGGCTCTTTATTCTGGCCCTAACGCCCCCGGCGGTTTGCCCAGACCACAAATTAGGCTTGAAGAGCAGCGCTGCAATCCCGCCGGCATTACTCTTGCAACAAACCACAGGTTCGTTGTCAATCAGCACTGTGCCAGCGGATTTACTTTCGGGACAAACGACACTGGATGCGAGTTCCGAATGGAGCTCGTCTGATGCTCTGCGACTACTCCACCGACGACCTCACTTGCCGGGCCTGCGGCCATGTCGCCCTTCGGCTCCCGACCTACCGGGAATGCACGGCCACGCGGATCTACCTCCCCCGGCCGATGCTCGGTGACGCTCTGGCGTGGCTCCTCAAGGCCGTCGGCATCACCGAGTCCCGCGTGTCGGCGTGGCTCGGCGGGGCCGACTGCGGCTGTGCCAGCCGGCGGCGGTGGCTGAACAGGGTCGGGGCCCTGGCGGTGGACCGCGTCGAGCGGTGGCTGAATGCGTTCTCCCGGTTCGCCTTGGGGGCTTGATGGAGACCGCCCATGCCACGCAAGCCGAAGCGGAAGCCATCGCACACGTGGCCCGGCCTGGATCCGGGTGAGGGCAGCCCGTTCGATGACGAGACAGAACACGACGGTGAACTGATGGACGTGGAACACCGGGAGGCCCGCGATGGCACAAGCAAAAAGCGTCCTGCAAAGGGACACGATCACGCCGATCGTCCTCCGGATCGTCGAGGCTCATCCTGAAGCCCCGGCCCGCACGCTCGCCCGACGGATCGTCGCCGAGACGAACGGGGCACTGACGCTCGAGCAGGCCCGGTCACGGGTGCGGGTGGCCCTCGGGCTCTGCGGCGAAGGGAGGCGAAAGGAAACGAAGGCAAAGAATCTCTTCCGCGAGCCCAGGCCCGCCGGCAAACGCTACCAGATGCCGCCGTCCCAGGCCGAGCCGTGGCTGCCGTTCGACCTCGGGATCGTCGGGAAGGTGGGGATCCTCAGCGACATCCACGTCCCCTATCACGACGAGACGGCACTCCGGGCCGCGGTCGACCATCTCCAGGGCGAGCGGATCGACGCTCTGCTCCTCAATGGCGACTGGGCGGATTTCTACTCGATCTCACGGCACCAAAAGGATCCGAAGCACCGCAATTTTAAGAAGGAGCTGCATGCCGGCCGCGATCTCCTGAAGTGGCTCCGGCAGGAGTTCCCCGGAGTCAGGTTTGTGGCGAAGTTGGGCAACCACGAAGAGCGCTGGGAGAAGTGGCTGTGGGAACACGCCCCGGAGATTTCCGACGATCCCATCATGGGCGTCGACAACTGGTACGGCTTTGAGCGGCTCGGGATCGAGCTGGTCAAGGATCAGCGGATCGTGATGGCAGGGAACCTGCCCGTCCTTCATGGGCATGAACTGCCGTACGGGATGTCGTCGCCGGTCAACCCGGCCCGCGGTGCGTTCATGCGAACAAAGCACACGATGATGATGGGGCACCTTCACCGCACCAGCGGGCACTGCGAGCCGAATATGTGGCATCACGAGGTGTTCTGCTGGTCGACGGGCTGCCTGTGCGATCTCCGGCCGGCTTACGCTCGGATGAACTCCTGGAATCACGGCGCTGCGATCGTTGACGTTCACACCGAAGGCACGTTCGATGTCGAGAACTTCCGAATCCAGGCGGGCAAGGTGAGGCAGTCCTGATGCACCTGCCAGACGAGTATCTTCGAGAAGCAGAGCAGCGAGCCCGCCGGTTCAGCGGTGCCTACACCGGCACTTCGGGCACGCTCGCCGCCGATGTGATGCGACTACTGACCATGATCCGGAGGATGCCCATGCCACCCGATGACGCCGAGTTCCGATCCGAAACGCCTTGCGCCGCCGTGCAGCTCCTCGAGCAAGCCCGCGAAGCGGTGATCGACCGCCACGGCAAGTATGGGCCACCCGTCGAGCATTTCAGCCGGACGGTCGGCATGGTCAACGCCGCCTTTGCAGGCGTCCTGAAGAGACCGCTGACGCCGGCCGACTGGGCTCTGATCATGCTGCTCGACAAGGTGGCCCGTCACATGGGCACCGCCCGCACCGCCGACACGCCGATAGACCTTGCGGGCTACGCGGCGTGTCTGGCTGAGTGCGAGTCGGCTGCTTAGGCGGCGTCTTCGTCCTCGATGAACTCGGCGTCTCCCAGGTCGAGGGCCGGCAGCATCTCCACAGCCGACAGGCGCGGCCGGAAGATCGACGGATCGAGGTAGTGCGCCCTGGTCGTTGAGACGCTGTCGTGCGTCAGGTGTTCCTGGGCCGCCGCGGCCGATCCGCCCGCGGCCGCAAGGTACGACGCCGACGAGCGCCGGAATCCGTGGAAGCCCCTCGCCGTCACGCCGCAGACGGCACACAGCTTGCCGAACTCATACCACAGCCCGGTCTCGCTCCCGTCCCACGGCCAGACGAGCCGCTGCCCAGGCTGCTTCATCCTCTTCAGCCAGCCGGCAAGCTCCTCGCTGATCTCCCGCCGGTTGTCGGCCGCGCCGCCCTTCCTGTTCTCGGCCCGGAACACGATGGCCCGCTCTTCGAGATCGACATCGGACCACTCGACCAGGCGTATGGCCCCAACACGCTCGGCGGTCTCCCAGGCGATGCGGATCAGGGACGCCATGTACAACCCGCGGGGAACGCCACAGATCGCCCCAGGAAGGGCACGGGCCACCCGGACCATCGATGACACCTCATCGATCCGATACGCCTTGGGGATGCGTTTAGGAGCGGCCATGCGTGGCAGCATGGCTTTGGGGTGGCGATCGACCATCCGAGCATTGAAGGCGAAACCCCACAGGGCGACGATGTGGCAGCGGTCTTTGACGCAGGTCGCTTGGGAAACGGTCTTCCGGCGAGCCTGAAGGAACGCCTGAACCGGCAGGCCGGAGAGATCGGCCACGGCCGGCTCCCGGCCCAGGTGTTCCGCCCAGCGGTCGAGCGTCAGCTCATACTGCCGGTGGGCACGGATCTTCAGGCCGCGGAGCGGGGCGTATTCGTCGTTGAGGAGGGATCGAAGTAGCATGGAATCTTCCTTTCCTTGGAGGCATCCATGCCAGAGTATTCGCCCCTGAACGGTCGTACAGGGGACAGAGAGGGCTATCCTCCATTCAAGCCCCTGCACACACAGGGGCCGCGTGAACAGGGAACAATACGCAGGCTTGATGACGGCCGTCCGGGGAATATCCTCTGGGCATGGCAGTGTCACTTCCCGCACCGATCGGAAACTGGATCACCGTCGATGAGGCCGCAAAGCGGCTGGGCATGACGACGGGCGGGATCTATTCGCTGGTGAGGCGCAAGCAGCTCCAGCGGTACTGGTTTGGCCGGGCCGCGGCATTTCTCGATGCCGACGTGGAACGTGTCGCCAGCCGGCCTCCGACGACCGGAAGGCCCAGGACCGGATACTCTCCGCGGTCCTCAAACGCCTCTTCTTGATCGCGTTTTCATGCTGAAAACGTAGTTTTTCGCCTGCGCGAAAAACTCTACTTGACGGGTTTGCAGGGGCTGGAGTATCTTTCGCCCTCGTTGTTCGCAACGGCAAACAACACGACTGCGACTCAGGTCGCTTTCGGAGTCAACGGATTTGTCCGTTTCGGCTCATTCTTCGGGGTGGACACTTCATTTTTTCCGGATCGTTGATGCCCGTTTCCGGACGGGTATCTTCGCACCACACAAGTGAACAGATGAACACGCTGGAAGCGGAGAGCGAGATGGAAACGGAAGTGGTTGAGTACGTGCCGATGCCGGACGTGATCGAGATGAACTGCCTGGCTTTTCAAGCCTCATGGACAGACGAACAGCGGGAAGCGGCTCGCCGCGGCCTGCCCCGTCAGTCGAGCCCGATCGTCCTGGCGAGCGAGGTGGCCCAGCGCCGTCTGGCTGCCGGGA